GGAAAGTTTCTGTAAAGAAAAGGCAGTATACAATGCCATCATGGAGTCGATTCAAATCATTGATGGTAAATCTCAACAATCACAAGGTTCTATTCCAGATATTTTATCAAAGGCACTAGCAGTCTCATTTGATGTTCATATTGGTCATGATTATATTGAAGACTATGAGAAGCGATACGATTTCTACCACACAATAGAAAAGAAGATTCCATTTGATTTGGAACCATTCAATCAGATTACAAATGGTGGAACTCCTGCTAAAACTCTTAATATTGTCATGGCAGGAACTGGTGTTGGTAAATCACTATTCCTGTGTCACCATGCTGCCAATTGTTTGAAGCAGAATCAAAATGTTCTTTACATTACATGTGAGATGGCAGAAGAAAGAATCGCTGAAAGAATTGATGCGAATCTTCTTGATGTTACTTTGGATAGTTTGAAAGAACTTCCAAAGACTGTGTATGAAAAGAAAATTAATAATTTGAGTGCTGGTGTTACGGGTAAACTTATCATTAAAGAATATCCAACTGCCACAGCAAATGTTAATCATTTTAGATTTTTGTTGGATGAGTTGTGGTTGAAGAGAAAATTTAAACCTGATGTAATCTTTATTGATTATCTAAACATTTGTGCTTCAGCAAGACTCAAAAACGGTAATAATATTAATTCTTATACTTACATCAAATCTATTGCCGAAGAACTTCGAGGATTGGCAGTAGAATATAATGTTCCTATATTCAGTGCTACTCAAACTACACGATCTGGATATTCAAATTCAGATGTTGGTCTTGAGGATACATCTGAATCCTTTGGTCTTCCTGCCACTGCTGACTTCATGTTTGCTCTTATTTCTACCGATGAACTAGCAGAGATGAATCAAATCATGGTGAAACAATTGAAGAATCGTTATAATGATACTGCTAGTAACAGAAAATTCTTGTTGGGAATCAACAGAGCGAAGATGAAAGTGTTTGATATTAAAACCACACAACCAACAAATTTGATAACCATATCTACAGTCCCACCTAAAGATAAAAAAACAAAGACTGATGATTGGAAGTTTTAATGTCTCTTTATCTTGATAAAAAGTATATCAATTTAGTTTCATCTTCACTTGAAAAATTCAAGTGGAAGAAAGGCAATTTGGCAAACTGCCGTTGTCCAATTTGTGGTGACTCTGAATTAAATAAGAACAAGGCAAGAGGGTATTTTTTCTCATCAGATAATACTTACTTTTTCAAGTGTCATAATTGTGGAGCATCTTATAACATTTATAAATTTCTTGAAATAATGTCTCCTCCATTGTTTCAGCAATATTGTTTGGAACAATTCAAAGATAAAAATCCACAAGAAGAAGTGATACCAAAAACAAATAACTCTTTTTCTTTTTCTGCTGATCCTCCATACGATAAAATTGAAGATCTACCAGAAAATCACGAAGCAAGAATATTTTTAGAAAAAAGAAAAATACCATACGAAAACAGAAAGATTGGATATACTGAATTGTTTGGACAATATGCCAAACAATTAAATTCAGATTATAATCTATTGAATGATAAAAGAATTATAATTCCAATATACGACGAACACAATAAACTTATAGGAGTTCAGGGAAGATCTCTTGGAAATGTTAAACCAAAATACATCACACTTAAGAGAAATGAAAATATAAAATTAACTTATGGTTTTGATAAGTTAAATAAGAGCAAGGGAATCTTTGTTGTAGAGGGTCCAATCGACAGTATGTTTCTCCCCAATGCCATCGCTACCTTGGGTGTAGGAAATTTTCTAGAGGTCAGGGAAAAATTGCAGAATCAAGATCTTGTCTTTATTTTGGATAATGAACCTAGAAATAAAAATGTCGTGGATGTGGGAAAACAATTAATAGAGAAAAATGAAAAAATATGTATTTTTCCAAAAACTATAAAAGATAAAGATATAAATGATATGGTCTTGAATGGTCTAGATGTTGTGGATATAATAACCTCTAACACATTCAGTGGTGCTGCTGCTATGTTGGCATTTAATTCATGGAGAAAATGTTAATGAATATTTCAAAAGAAGATTTTCTTTTACTTACTGGTCTTGCCGAATTTCATTTTAAATTTTCAGAATATGTTAAAGAACAAGATAAAGAAATGTTTTATCGTGCAATAGACTATGCTAAAACATTTACAGAATCGGAAGGAATGAAATTTGATTACTGGCACGAGAACAATAAACGATTTCTAGAGGAACTTTGTGAAATTATTATAAAGAAACAAAATTCTTATAATAAGTTTACTCAAACCTTTGACGATGATGATGAGGCAGAAGTCCAATGGATGAAGAAAAAGAAAACATCTAAAGAAGATCCATTGGGTATGAAGTCTTATCTTGAAAATTTTGTAAGACACTCAAGAGAATTGGATTATGATTCTTTCGACATGAATGATTGGGAAAATTTTATTAAAATATGTAAGTGTATAACTGATGATCCAAAGTTTATTGAATTTGCTATGAATCAGGTAAAGAGAGTTCTTGGAGAAACATCAGATTTTTTGAAGGAGTTTTAAAATGAAAACTGGAAGAATTACAATTCTTGATGCTGGTTTTGTTGAGTATGTTGACCACATGGGTACTGATTTGACTGTAGTTAATGCAGCAAGAGTTTCTTTCAACAAGGAAAGCGAATGGGATACTGGAAATACACTTTCCGCAAAGGACTCTAAACTTGTAAAGTATTTGGCAGATCATAATCATTGGACTCCATTCGCACACACATCTATTACTTTGAGAATCAAAGCACCGATTTCAATTCGTACACAACTTTTCAAACACAAGGTTGGATTTACGGAGAATGAAGTTTCTCGTAGATATGTTTCATATGAACCTGATCTTTATTATCCATTTTTTCGTGGTAAACCAACGAATGGAGCAAAGCAAGGATCAGAAGATTTTATTCAAGATCCAAAGATTAAGATGTCTATTGATAAACTTTATCGTGACTCTGCTGAGTCTGCGATTGAAGCATATAATAATTTGCTAGAGGCAGGAGTAGCACCAGAACAAGCAAGATTTGTTTTACCACAAGGTGTCTATACAGAGTGGTGGTGGACGGGATCTCTACCAGCATATGCTCGCGTTTATAAGCAAAGAATAGATCCACATGCACAATGGGAAGTTCAGGAATATGCAAAGGGTATTGGAAGTATAATTGAATCTTTATTTCCTGAATCCTGGAGTGTGCTCACAACGAATACATAAGATACCAATTTAAAGGAGTTGTTATGAAAGAATTGCCGTCAGATTATCAAAAATTTATCCATACTTCACGATACGCAAGGTGGATTGAGAAGGAAAAGCGTAGAGAAACATGGGAAGAGACTGTTAAGCGTTATTTTGATTTTTTCGAAGTTCAATTAAAGGAGCACAACAGTTATATTGTTTCTCCACAACTTCGTTCTGAACTTGAGAATGCAGTGTTGAATCTTGAGATCATGCCAAGCATGAGAGCGTTGATGACTGCTGGTGAAGCACTTCGTCGTGATAATACAGCAGGATATAATTGCTCTTATGTTGCAATTAATCGTGTAAGAGCATTTGACGAAATTCTTTACATTTTAATGTGTGGAACTGGTGTTGGATTCTCAGTGGAGAGACAATATGTTGAGAAACTTCCTACAATCGCTGAAAACTTTAGTCCTAGCGATACCACGATCATTGTGGAAGATAGCAAGGCTGGTTGGGCTAAGGCTTACAAAGAACTTATCTCCTTACTCATTGGAGGTCAGATACCAAAGTGGGATGTATCGAAAGTTCGTGCTGCTGGTGCAAGACTCAAAACTTTCGGTGGAAGAGCAAGTGGACCAAGACCCCTCGAAGATCTTTTCAAATTCACCTGTGATACTTTTAAGAGAGCAGCAGGGAGAAAACTCACCTCAATCGAATGTCACGATATCGTCTGTAAGATTGCAGAAATTGTCGTGGTGGGAGGAGTCCGTAGATCTGCTCTTATTAGCCTATCCAATCTCACAGATGAAAGAATGCGAGATGCAAAGTCCGGTGCATGGTGGAACGAAAACCCACAAAGAGCACTCGCAAACAACTCAGTTGCGTATAAGGAAAAACCAGAAATTGGAATTTTCATGGACGAATGGGTGGCACTATACAAGTCCAAGAGTGGAGAACGAGGAATCTTCAACCGTTCGGCAGCGCAAAAGACGGTATCGAAATTAGGAGAACGTCGCGATTCTTCATATGAGTTTGGAACCAACCCATGCTCTGAGATAATTCTTCGTGATCGTCAATTTTGCAATCTGACTGAAGTTATTATTCGAACAGAAGATACTCAAGATAGCATTGCACGTAAGGTTAAACTCGCATCTATTCTTGGTACATGGCAAGCATCGCTCACACATTTCCCATATCTTTCATCAGAATGGAAAAAGAATTGTCAAGAGGAAGCATTGCTTGGTGTGTCAATGACTGGTATTCTAGATAATCCTCTTATGGGCAGCAAGGATCATCGTCTATTATCAGTTGTTCTTGAGGATCTTAAAAAGATCTCTGTCGAAACAAATAAAGAATGGGCAGAGAAGCTTGGAATCAATCCTGCTGCCGCAATCACTTGTGTTAAACCTTCAGGAACAGTTAGTCAATTGACCGATTCTGCATCGGGTATTCATGCTCGTCACAGTGAATATTATGTCCGTACAGTTCGTGCGGATCGCAAGGATCCATTGTGTCAGATGATGATTGATCTAGGATTCCCTGCCGAACCATGTGTTATGAAACCAGATCATACTATGGTATTCTCATTCCCAATGAAGGCAGTTGGTTCAATTACTCGTAATGATTTGACTGCAATCGAACATCTTGAATTGTGGTTGACTTATCAACGACATTGGTGTGAACATAAACC